AAATTTTTAAATTCTTGTGATTGCATTATCCGCCTAATAAAGTTTTCTTCGCTAGTTCTAATTCATCAGTTGCGCCAGTGACTGAAGTTAAAATTGTAGATCTTCGTCCTCTTCTTTTTTTATCATCGTATTTAGCCTCAGCCTTAGTTTCTACAATTGGTTTTGCAATTGGTTTTGGCTCAGGTCTTGGCTCAGGTCTTGGAGCTGGTTTTGGTCTTGAAATAAATCCTCCCATAAATCCTCCTTATAAAATTGCTAAAACAATAATGATTACTGCTATAACTGCACAAGTTGTTTTATGTTCCTTGACTATATGTGGAATATGATCTTGTAATTTCATTATAGTATTCCTCCTTAATATCCTAGTAATGTTGGTTTGTTTGTAGTAGCAGCTTGATCCTCA